GTTGACATTGCGAGAAGTTGCGTTAGCATATAGGCATTGGTCGCAACACAACGCCGCTGAGTTTGAAAAGGCTGTAAAGAAAAGTTTTGAAGGCGCAGAGGTTGTAGATATTAGATCTAAAGGTGTTGATGATCCAATACCGTTTTGATATTTTAAAACATTGGGCACTGCTTGTTCCCAATGGCCTCAACTAGCCCGGCTCTGTCCAGGCATCAGGTGTGCTTGGATTGCTGTGCCACTTGTAATTAAACCTATCAGCCCAGTCTGTTTTTCGTATGAACATTTGTTATAACTCTTGACATTTAGTGACAAAGATGCACGATATGTCAAATATAGTCGAGGGGTTTTATAGATGAAATTAGAAGAATATCGGAAAAACGCAAAGATGACATTGAAGCAGCTTGCAGAAAAAGTAGGTGCTCCACATGCTACCGTTGTACGGCGTTGGTGTTTGCCTATCGACCACAAGGATTACAAGATACCATCTGCTAAGTATATGAATTTAATACAAGATGCGACGATGGGGCAAGTTACGCCCAATGATTTTTACAGATGAATTTACTACGTCATGTTGATTTATGTTCGGGTATCGGAGGTTTTGCTTTGTGATTCGGTTTTGCCTACGTTGACTAAGACCGACGCTATCCACAGAAAATTTTATAGAAGTTTCTCAAGAGTTCACTATGTCGGACCCTATGCAACGCGTAGCACTCGCTGACAAGCTCGAGAAATGGCTAGAACGTAGTTTAGAGGGGTAAGGGTTAGGAAAAAAGAAAAGCGCCTTCTGTGGCGCTTCTCTGTGTCTCTGATAAGTTAGCTATTTTCGTGATGAAATGTAACTTTCAACTCCAGAATATGACATAAGATCAAGTTCGTCGTTTACTCGTATCCAATTTCCAACCATTGAAACCTTGTATCCATTACGCTCAAGAGTTTCTTTAGCCCATCTTTGAAAGCTATTCATTGAAAAATACATTTATTTTACTCCTCTTTAAATTCTAGGGCAACTTCAGCCGCCATTTTACATAGCTCAACCTCTTTCTTTGCTCCTATGGTGTTATAAACTGCCATGCGATAACTAATCCAAAGATTAAAACGCATATGGCAACGTCGGTAAGTTTGATGTTCTTGATGATTGTGATTAGTTCGGAGATTGTCATTATGCTGCATCCACTACAAAGCCGGAGTTGTCTTTTCTTGCCTTGCCTTTAGCATACAACGCAACAATCGATTGCTTAGGATCAAGAAAGCGTAAGTCTGTTTTATCGCCGTCTATAGTTGGTAAGCCTATAAACTCACTTGGAATGTTTTGTTTGTTACGAAATACAACAGCAATGTTAAGGCCATTAGCCTTAGCAATATCCACTTGCTTAAGATACGTGGCATTCGTTGCGCTATAACTAAAAGTCAAGTGATAGTTGTTAGGTAAGTTTCTACGATTAGCAATCTTTGTATAGTCGTAAAACGTAATGTTAGGAAATAAATCAAAGATAGTTTCTCCATTAACTTTGATCAACTCCCAACGTATATCTGTAGTACCGTTTAGCCTTATTGCTGGCTTTAGGTCGCGTCTCTCACAATAGTTTTGAAACTTGGTAAGATCCTTAACAAGTTGAGCCATAAACCCGGCTCGGTCTTTGATAAACCATTGAGCTTTTCTTGCTCTACCTTTTTGAACGCTGTTCATTGAGCCGCGTCCAGCAGTGTTTAAACAACCTTCTAAGCAACCAGCAGTCTCAGCCATTGGACAAAGATTATGTCCAAGTGTTTTATATGGTGTCATATACATGATTGCTGTTAAATAGCCGCTGTCATTGCCTTTGATTGTCTTTGCATCTCCACCAGCTCTGATTAGATTGCCTATGAAATTATAATTTGTCATTGTATACCTCTTTGTTATTATGCCTTCATAATACATAAGTGTCACAAAGTGTCAATAGTAATTATTTATTGTGTTAGGTGGCGTTATGATCTATATAGGAAATATACAAAGTTTCTTGCCTGTTAACTTTGTATGCCTCAATAACTAGCCTCTACCTGGTTAGGTTTAACACTGCGACGGTAGGGGCGCTTTTTGAAGGGATCGAGATTGAGTAGACGTAGTGTAAACACAGTCATTATGGAAAAAATAGTGGATCGCCTAGCATCAGGCGAGACGCTTGTTGACATTACAAAAGACAAGGCAATGCCAAGCTACCGGGCTGTAACCAGGGCGGTAGCAGCTGATGAAGAATTGTGGTCGCTCTATCGCAAGGGTAGAATATTACAGGCTGAATATTACGCTGATCATATCAATAGATTGGCTATGGAACCTCTCCCGGAAGGTGATGTGCGTTTTCTCAACGCTGAGGTAAACAGACGGCGCTTAGAAATAGATGCGCTGAAATGGACTACGGCTCGCAATCAGCCATTCGGAATACGTGACAAGAAAGAGGATCAACCGCAAGCTCAGACTTTTACGATTTCTTGGAGTGGAGGGGATACCGCTGTTAATGCACATGAGGATGAAGAGGTATTGCATTAAACGCACTAGCCAACATCCTGAGCGGCCGAGCTACGCGCGTGAGTGACAAAACGTTTTCGTATAATAGGGATTATGTTAACAAAACGCCATATTTGCTGTAGTTTGCCGTATTTTTGGCGATACAGACCCCCCACCCTCCCAGAATCACCGCGCCAGTTCTTACTACATAATATACCTGCGGAGCAGTTACCGTGCCACACACACTGACCCCAGACCAACAAGAAATGCTAGGTCATCTCTCAGCGCTGCGGAGAAGCGTTGTAGAGGGCGAAAGCCATCGGGAGCAGTTTGAGGCTGCGGTATTGCTTATTGATCTGTACGAGGCTATCTTAGAAGTTAATGGCATATTGATATATGAAGATCAGGAGAGGATTGTTCGGCAGTGACGCATATAGAGATACCGTATCAGCCGCGTCCGTTGCAGATGGAGCTGCACAATGAGATGCAAGAGAAGCGGTGGGGTGTTGTTGTATGTCATCGAAGGTTTGGCAAGACTGTCTGGGCGATTAATCATATATTGAGGCACTCTCTTCTTAGCAACAAGAGTAATCCGAGGTATGCGTATATGGCTCCGACGTATAGGCAAGCTAAGAATGTAGCTTGGGATTATCTGAAGCATTTTGCTGGTAAAATACCGAATGTAAAGTTTCACGAGACTGAATTGCGTTGTGATTTACCTACAGGAGCTCGGATTAGTTTGCTCGGCGCTGAAAACCCGGACAGCCTACGCGGTATATATCTTGACGGCTGCGTAATGGACGAAGTTGCCGACATGCCAGAGAGTGTGTTTCCAGAAGTATTGAGGCCGGCATTATCTGACAGGAAGGGATTTTGTATATTTGTGGGAACACCGAAGGGGCATAATGCTTTCTTTGATTTTTATGAACAGGCTGCATCGAGTGATGATTGGTTGTCTGCGGTGTACAAGGCGAGTGAGACAGGGATATTGGATGAGGAAGAGTTAGAGGCTGCTCGTGCTATGATGTCTGTGGATCAGTATGCTCAGGAGTTTGAGTGTAGTTGGAATGCGAATGTGCCTGGTGCTATTTATGGCAAGGAATTGGAAGAGGCTACGATAGGGGGTCGTATTACGAATGTGCCGTATGATCCTAGTCATAAAGTGGATACTTGGTGGGATTTAGGTGTTGGGGATAGTACGGCGATTTGGTTTACCCAGAATGTAGGTCGTGCTGTTCATGTGATAGATTATTATGAGAATAGGAATGAGGGGTTGCCGCATTATTGCCAGCTACTTAATTCTAAGCAGTATTTATATGGAACGCATAATGCACCGCATGATATAGAGGTGCGTGAGTTGGGAAGTGGTAAGAGTAGGCGAGAGGTTGCGTGGGATCTAGGTTTGAATTTTAGGGTTGTTCCTAAGCTTCCTGTTGAGGACGGGATACATGCGGCTCAAATGTTGATACCGAGGCTTTGGTTTGATCGTGATAAGTGTAAACAGGGTTTGGAGTGTTTGCGGCAGTATCATAGGTCGTATAACGACAGAACGCGGACGTATCGAGCTACCCCGGTGCATGATTGGTCCAGTCACTCAGCCGATGCGTTTCGATACCTTGCGGTGGGTTTAAGAGAGAGTGGGCCGAGTCATAAAGCCCCACAAGTACAAGCGGTGATGGATTATGACCCATTTGCAGCTTAATACGAAAGAATATTGCGTAGCGCAGATTTCGGACGTGCCAGAGGTGGTTGAGTTGTGTGCTAGGTTTCATAAAGAGAGTTGGCAGGTGTTTGCAGACTTTGATTATGATAAAATGACGAGTTGGATTGTTGAGAGGGTACGGAATGCGGATGATCAAATCTTCTTGGCAAAAAAGCACGGAAAGGTCATAGGTGTGTTAATTGGGATGATTTTTTCGTTTCCGTATAGTAACACACTAGTCGGGGGCGATTATATCTGGTATGTTGTACCTCAAGAGCGCGGTGGAATAGCTGGTGTAAGGCTTATGAAGATGTTTGAAGCGTGGGCTAAAGAGAATGGTGCAGTTCGTATTATGACAGGTGCAACGTCTGGTATTGCGGCGAATAGGGCTGCTAGGTTAATGATGCGTTTAGGCTTTGAGCCTATGGGTTCGTTTATGCAGAAGGAGATATAGTATGGGTGGTTTATGTAGAACAGATCCAAGGCCAGCGGCAAAGCCTCCTGGTGCGCCAGATAAATCTCCGATTGAAAAGATCAAAGATGATTTTCTTATGGATACTGGTCTAAAACAAAAAGATGCGGATTATTATTCTCGATTGCCAGAGCGTCAAGCAGCGTCTCAAGCAGCATTACAGGCAATGAGCGAACGACGTGCTGATAAAAATGATGAAAAACAAGCACAAGCTGCCGCAGAAGAGCCTGTGACAGAAGAGCCTGTAGAAGAAACGGTTGTAGAGGACACCACTCCAGAAGTTCCTGAGCCTCCAGTAGATTTTACTGAAGTTGTAGAGCCAGAAGATACAGGTGCGGATACAACGTATGAAGGTGGAGAAGTAGAAGTTGGCGATGTTGTGGACAATCGCGTTGTAACGAGCAAGACAGAGGCTGAGGCTATTGAAAGCACTGGTAAAGGAAGAAAATCCACGATTGCAACAAGCCCTAAAGGTTTGCTTGGCACAGGAGAACCTGGAACGGTTAGGAGAAGAAGATCTCTAATGGGTGGCGGTTTAATCAGATGATTATGTATCGTAGAAACATTGCTGGGGAAATGGGTGCGAAGTCGGCGCAACCTGCGAAGCGGCGTGCGGATATGACCGTTGATCCTTTAGAGCGTCTTAATCAAAAGATGGCTGGTAGAACGCAAGGTGGTTCTACAGAAGGGTTGGCAACGACTAACAAGAAGAAAAAACGCTCTTTAATGAATAATTATGGAATGATGTAATGGTACAAATTTCACCGTTGATAGCGCAACTAGATAGACGTTTTAAGTCTTTGCAAAGCACACGTTCTAATTGGGAGCGTCATTGGCAAGAGTTAGCGGATTATATGCTGCCGAGAAAAGCAGACATAACCAAGAAA